ATCGCGTCAGAGTGGGAGTGGCGAAGAATCCCTCAACGCCACCCGAAGTCTTAGTAAAGCTTTCAAGTGATGAGTTTCCATACGTTAGAAGGCTAGTTTCAAAAAACCCAACTTACAAAAAACACATTAAACAGAAAAGTAATCTTCAAGAAAGGCAGGCAATTTTAGCAGAGGATTTTAAAACAATGAAGCTCACTAAAGCAAAAATAAAGCAAATTATCAGAGAAGAACTTAGGGGTTTAGTTTAGATAAAATTGCTTTGGATTTATATTATCCAGGTGATGAAGAGATTCAGCAACTATTTAACCAAGTATACAAAGAAACAAGATAAAGGTTCCCAAATGAAACTTAAGCAGAACAAAAAAAGGTTTAATCCTCGTTATTTTATGAGTGAGAGAACAGATCTTCCAGAAGCAGCGGAGGAGGTCGTAGAGACCACCACGGAGCCGATGGAAGAGGTAGAGGCAGAGAGTGTCCATGAGCAAGTTACTCCGGATAACGTAATGTTAGTCGTTGATGCTGTGATAAAGATGGCGACTGGACCCTTGGCTGGTGTGTTTGCATCAGCACTAGCTTTAGTCGGGTGGTCCCTTGTTAAAAAGGACTCAGACCCACTAAAATGAGAATCACAAAAACACAACTCAAGCAACGAATCAGGGAAGAGCTTGAGGTTATTCTCACCAATGAAGAGGTTGAAGAAATGTTCGGCGAAGAGATTCGTAATCAAATAGAAGAAGATGAGCAGTTCAGAGACCAACAGAAATCAGATAGAGCACCCCACAAACAAGAGAAACAAATTAAGTTTGAAGAATGGGCAAGATTGGTCGCAGAACTAGGATTCGAATTCACAGAGGATCCAGAACAAAACCCTTATGATGCGTGGTTTACAGGTGTATCTCCGGAAGAGTATGTTGATAATAAACCCGACGAAAGAGGTGAAATGTGATGGAGGTAGCAAAAGCAAAATTAGATACATTTGTAGAAAAGATTATCTCTCGCAAGTTTTTGGTTTGGTTGACAGCCACAGTGTTGATGGTCGCTGCTGGTTTAGAATCATCAGACTGGATAATCATCTCAGGCATTTATATTGGTGGACAAACTGTTATTGATGGCATAGCAAAACTAAAAGGTGCTTGAGTGATAAAGCAGAAGATAATAGGATTCATTCTCAAGAACTGGAAAGAGTTGGTGATAATTCTATGTCTTTCGACAATGGCTTTCAAAACGCATATGGATTATCGCACATTAAGTAAGGCATATGAGGTATCTAATCAAGCGATGGAAACACAACTCACATCTTTGAGAGATATTCACGCGCAAGAGTTACGAAAGCGAGAAGAAGCACTCGAAGATTATAAAGAAGCTCTTGAGGAGATTCAAAGAAGCCACGCTGAGGCTCAAGAGCAGCTTGAGTTAGCTAAAAGAAAAAAGAAGAGTGCATACTTGCGTCAATTTTCTCAAGACAAGGAGGGGCTAACCAATGAGATCATTAACGCTTATGGTTTTGAGCTTGTGGAGTAGCGCTGCATTCGCTCAAGAGCCGGGGAAGTTTACATTTTTAGGACAAGATCAGTGCGCTCCGTTCGAGGGTGTTTTGTTTGATCCCGCAGCGACTGCAACAATACTAGCAGAACATACAGCAGTACAGTCTCAGTGCGACATAAAAATGAAGTACGCTTTAGATACACAAGCGACTGAACATGCGCTAGAATTACAAAACTTACGAATTCGTCATGACTCATTGGCTAGCGAATGTGATGCGAGAGCAAGTTCCTTGGAAAAAGAAAATGAAGCGCTAACAGAAGCGCTACAAAAACAGACCAAGAGAAATCCTGCTATATGGACAGCTGCCGGACTCGTAAGTGGGATAGCCTTATCATATGGAGCATACAGGGTGTTTAATGAGCAATAAAAATTACGACAAGATTGCCGCTATAGAGAAAGCAATAAAGCAGAAATATGGTGAGGAAGCGATCGCCAACCCTAAATCAAATTGGGGAGAAGAAAAAGAGAAAGAGTACAGAAAGCAGATGAAAGAGTTGTACGCTCGCTTAACACAAGAATCGCCGGCACAAGAAAAAGTTGAGGTTAATGGCATAAAGATATCACAAAAACTACTTAATAGAGAATCCTTAAAAAATTGTCCGATCTGTGGAGTTTTTCCAAAGAAAGCAATGGACGATGTTTGCCTTATTAAATTTGAATGTTGCAGCACCTGCCACATCCAATATGTGGAAGGCAGAGAGGAAAGATGGCTAAAAGGATGGAGACCCAATGAAAATCACTAAATCACAGATAAAGCGGCTCATCAAGGAAGAGTTTGATAAAATCAGCGAATTAGCCGGCGAACTTCCCACAGCCGATGCCTCTGATGGCGAAGAGACACAAAGAACAAAAAAGGTAACCACCAGCACAACCCAAGGAGGCAAGCTCGGAGAGGAAGAGTACAAGAAAATGCTAGCCCAAATCCTCCTTACTCCAAATGTAACAGCCCAAGTTAGAAAGAATGTGCTTGAATCAATCTTTGGAAACAGGGGTACCGCAATCAACACCTTAGTATTAAAGTTACTCAAAATGAAAGGAAACCAATAATAATGGCAACAGTTTACGAAATAGTACAAGGGCTTTCGCAAGCCGCAGCAAATGCATACGATGGGGCTCTTGACGATAAGGGAGTGCCACTGAAGGCTGGTTTACAGAGAGAAGAAGGTGACCCTATTCTTGATCAAAGAGTGATGGACGGCTTCGGCGTCAAGTTCTACGGGAACATGATGTGCCTTAGTTATCAGTCCGAAGTCAAACTTAAGGAAGTTTACGCAAATGGTTTCGAGTCAGATATCGAGCAGCGTGTTGCAGATATCGCTTCTTTTCTCAAAAAAGAATATCGTAAGATTCGTGGAGAATCTGTGACTCTTTCGAAAGAAGGCGAAATAGACGTGCGCGTCGAAAATGCTTCCCGTGTCCGCTCGTGGGTCACTGCTAAGATGCATTACCGGATTGGCGGCTTAGACGAGTCTATGGAAGTATCAGCAGAAGCAGATACTAAGCCCGAAGCTAATTGGGAAAAGTTCCTCTCTCTGGGTGGATGGGACGGTGAAGGCGGTAAGAGACCAGAGAACGACACACGCCCAAAGTCTAAAAGTGACTGATGGCGTTTCAGTTAAGCAAAAAAGAGCAAGTAAGAGAAATACTTAAGTGCGGAAAGAACCCAGCCTACTTCTTAAAGAGTTACGCTAGAATTTCTCACCCAATCGACGGTCTAATCCTCTTCAACACTTTTGATTATCAAGATCTCCTACTGGGAGATTTTAACGATTATCGATTTAATGTAATCAACAAAGGTCGCCAGCTTGGGATATCTACCTTAACTGCGGGTTATATTGTATGGATGATGCTTTTTCATCGCGATAAAGCTGTACTTGTTATGGCTACCAAGTTTGCGACTGCTGGAAACTTGGTCAACAAGGTTAAGAAGATTATGAAGAATCTTCCAGACTGGATTCGTATTGCAAGTATCGATATAGATAACAGAACCTCTTTTATTCTATCCAACGGATCTTCGATCAAGGCAGCGTCCACTTCTGGAGACGCTGGTCGCTCCGAGGCTTTGTCCCTTTTGGTTCTAGACGAGGCAGCACACATTGAGGGACTAGAGGATCTTTGGACCGGGCTATACCCAACACTGTCGACTGGTGGGCGCTGCATTGCACTATCGACCCCTAACGGTGTTGGCAACTGGTTCCATAAGACCTGTGTCGGTGCCGAGAGTGGCGAAAATAACTTCAACCTGACAACTCTTATGTGGGACGTACACCCAGAGCGAGATGAAGAATGGTTCAAGAAAGAAACCAAAAATATGTCCAAGCGCCAGATTGCGCAAGAGCTGGAGTGCAACTTCAATACTTCCGGCGAAACAGTTATAGGTTCGGACAGTATGACTTGGTTACTACAGAAAACGAAAGAACCGAAATATAGAACCGGATTTGATCGAAACCTTTGGATCTGGGAAGACTATGATCCTGCTCACAACTATCTTGCTGTTGCAGATGTTTCACGCGGCGATGGAGCGGACTATTCCACGCTACACATTCTAAAACTAGAAACTCTAGAAGTGGTGGGCGAATACCAAGGTAAACCAACACCAGATATGTATGCAAATTTCTTGAACCAAGTGGGGAGAGAGTTCGGAAATGCAATGCTCGTAGTGGAGAATAATAATATAGGTTATACCGTCTTAGATAAACTTATTGGATATGGGTATCCAAATCTATACTATTCCATAAAGTCTACACATGAGTATGTAGAGCAGCATCAGGCAGAAGTAGGAAATTCTGCTGTCGCGGGATTTACAACATCGATGAAGACGAGACCTCTTATTGTAGCGAAGTTAGAAGAGTTTATTAGAAACAAACTAATTACCATATACTCCTCGCGCACAATCGGAGAGATGAAGACATTTGTTTGGAAAAACGGCAAACCGCAGGCGATGAGAGGATACCACGACGATCTAGTTATGGCGTTAGCAATAGCCTGCTGGGTAAGAGACACTGCCTTGCAATCTTCAGCGAGAGATCTTAACTATCAAAAAGCATTTGTTAAATCAATAATCAGCACAAAAACAACTATGAACACTCAGATTAGAGGACAACAAGGCTACAAAAGTGACAACTTATTTGGTAAGATGAGTGAAGCTGAAGACTTGTATAGTCAATACAAGTGGATCATAAAGTGAGAAATTAAATGGCACCGAGAAACAGAAATATTAACAAAGGCAAGAACCCTGCCAATGAGCAGTCAGAACTCTTTAAGAGGCTGACAAGGTTATTCTCTGGACCGATTGTAAACTATCGTTCTCAGTCAGGCCGCCGCATCCGTCGACAGCACTTAGACAAGTATGCTGCTAGGTTTAAATCAGCTTCCGGTCAGCAGTTTAAGAAGACTTTCTATAACCCGCTAGACCACATTGCTACAAACGCGATCGGAAACCAGCGCCGATCAGAGAGATACATTGACTTCGATCAAATGGAGTATACTCCAGAGATCGCATCCACTATGGATATCTACGCCGATGAAATGACTACGTATTCTGATCTAAAGCCTATGCTGAATATCAAGTGCTCGAATGAAGAGATCAAAGCGGTCCTTGGCTCTCTGTACGACAACACCCTAAACCTTCAATATAATCTTTTTGGCTGGGCACGCACAATGTGCAAGTACGGGGATTTCTTTTTGTATTTAGACATCGATGATAATTTTGGAGTGAAATCAGTTATTGCAATGCCCGTCCAAGAGGTCGAGCGACTCGAAGGTCAAGACGCAACTAACGCGAACTACGTCCAATACCAGTGGAACTCTGCAGGAATGACCTTCGAGAATTGGCAGATTGCCCACTTCCGCGTGCTTGGAAATGATAAGTACGCACCTTACGGAACTTCGATTCTTGAGCCAGCACGACGTATCTGGAGACAACTTACTCTTATGGAGGATGCGATGATGGCTTATCGTGTTGTACGCTCATCTGAGCGCCGTGTGTTTAAGATTGATGTCGGAGCAGTTCCTCCCAATGAGGTGGAGCAGTTTATGGAAAAGATCGTTACGCAACTTAAGCGTCACTCTGTAGTTGACTCAAAGACCGGTCGCGTAGACTTGCGATACAACCCGATGTCTATCGAAGAAGATTATTTCATTCCAGTCCGAGCAGGATCCGCCACAGAGATAACCAATCTTGCCGGCGGCACAAACATTACAGCAATTGATGATATCAAATACCTCAGAGATAAGCTTTTTTCCGCGTTAAAAATTCCCCAGGCATACTTGGCAATGGGTGACGGAGCATCGGAAGACAAGACAACACTTGCACAAAAAGACATTAGATTCGCAAGAACGATTCAAAGATTGCAGCGAGTAATCGTAGCAGAGCTTGAAAAGATAGGGATTATCCACCTTTACACTCTTGGGTTTCGCGGCGATGATCTCTTGAGCTTTAAGTTATCTTTAAACAATCCCTCCAAGATTGCTGAGTTGCAAGAGGTGGAGCACTGGAAAGCTAAGTTCGATATTGCTGGTTCTGCAACAGAAGGCTTCTTCTCTCGTCGTTGGGTGTCGGAACATATTTTTGGTATGTCTCACGAAGAATTTGCCAGGAACCAAAAAGAGATGTATTACGATCGTACACACGATGCTAAGCTGCAAGCTGTGGCAGAAGCTGCAGCCGCCGGCGGTGGTGGTGGGTTAGGCGGCGATCTAGGTGGTGGTCTAGGCGATGATCTGGGATTGGGTGATGACCTTGACCTTGGGGGAGATCTTGGCGGACCCGAAGAGATGCCGGCTAGTGACGCCGGTGGAGAGGCAGGCGGAGCCGAGCCGACTGATGAGCCAGCAGGCGATGAGTCTCCTCTATTGGCAGTTCCTCCCGGTTCTCGCAAAGATGTTCGAACTTACGAGAAGAGCAGCTACAAGCCTGTGGATAATGACCGACGCAAGGACACAGGTCCGAGAACAAGATCTTATGCAGCCAAAAGCAAGACTGAGAAGAGCAGCAATACAACTCGGAATGTCTTTCCAGGCGCAGAAATCAACTCTTTGAAGGTCGGCTCTTCTATCGCAAAAGGTATTTATGAGCAACAACTACCTAGTTATACTTTAAGAGAGGATGCTGAGGAAAATAAACTGTTCGAACTCAACGATTCTGTCAGGAAGCTACTGGCGGGACTTGAGAGTAACGAAAAGCCAAAGGAATAAAAAGATGAAAGTAAAGCACAATAAAAAAAGAAACACAGCTGTTATATACGAGACTCTTTTGAAAGATATGACGGCAGCTATACTAAAGGGGGATAATAGCAGAAAGCAGGCTATCATCTCAATTTTAAAAGAACACTTTTCTATTGGCACAACTTTAAACAAGGATCTGTCCTGTTATCGTTCTATATACGAAACGCGAGATTTATCTGCCGAGACCTCGCAGAGAATTATTTTAGAAGCAAAGAGACAGAGAGCTTCTCTTGATCCAAAAGAACTTTTCGAGGCACAAACAAGAACGATTCACGATATTAACAAAAAAGTCGATCCTTCCATCTTTTCCAACTTTGTTCCGAACTACAAGACACTAGCAACGATTCATCAAATCTTTTCTGACAATTTATCGCCGAAAGAAAGAGTTTTGTTAGAAAATAAGATTGTGGAGATTATGTGTGAAAAAAATGTTTTCGACAAAACAAAAGATATAGACAACATAACCCTAAACACCTTCGTTCAGAAGTTCAATGAAAAATACGAAGATAAGTTAATAGAAGAACAGAAAGTCTTGCTGTCCCACTATATTGCTTCATTCGCAGATAACTCTCTATCTCTGAAAGTATATTTAAACAATGAAGTGGCGCGTCTAAAGGAAGAGTTAAGAGCTAGCTTGAACACTCATATCCTGCAAGAAGACTCTGACATGCTCCTGAAGACAAAGAAGGTAATCGATAGAATGGAGTCGCTTAAAGAGGCTAACCTTAACGATAACACAATAACCACTATCTTGCGCACACAAGCAATAGTCAAGGAGTTTCAGTCAAATGCCGTTAACGATTAAAATCGGAAGACAAAACCAGACAGCAGTAATTCGCCTTGAGTTGGATCTGCGCAAGAGCATGAGTGGGGATTTGCTTATATTTGATCACGGGGATATCGATATCGTAATCTCTCCGTCAAAGAACAAAGTGTTAGCCTTTCCTAAAGATACTATGACTGAGTTGTCTTACGGAGCCCAAAATAGATTATTCACTCACCTGAGAAAGAAGGGGTTGGTCATTCCAGAGTCTATTATTGGCTCCTCTTTTTGTGGAGCGTTCGAGGCAACAATGGAGCAGCCATTCAAAGAAGATTTGAATACAGCCAAAATGACCTTGATTAATATATCTAAATTTATTGATGAAGAGCGCCCATACTTTGAGTCCACAGAAGCAATAATCTCTATGTCTGATGACGAGCTTTCTGATCCAGACAAGACAGACTCTACAGAATTGGGAGAAGTCCCCCAGTCCACAGAGAAGGGTTCTATACGACCAGGGTTCACTAGTAGTCCAAACTCCTTAAGCTACGGCTACTAAGCACCTAAAGGGAATGTATAATGCCAAGTGAAATGAAAGTCATAATGGAACGCTGGGATAAGTTTATTATCTTAGAAAATGCAAACGAACCCAAGACTTGGGGTGATCTTGGTCAGAACATCTTATTAAATATAGCAGCCGAGAGGTTCCCGAGGATCGGCAAGTCTCTATTGAAGTTTGGATTTAAAGTTGCCACGGGGAGACTAAGACAGACCTTTGACACTATAGGAGATTTAGAAGATGTATTGGATTTCATTCCTGACGAACTTGAAGAAAAATTAAAGCAAGGCTCCGAACAAGCAACAGAATGGCTTGCGAATGCTGCTAAAGAAAAAGGTGGCAAAATAGGGGCATTTATAGTTGATGATCTAATTGGGATGGACGATTCTTTAACAAAAGACATACCCGGCTATTCACAATTGGGAATTGAAGATGAATATGAGCAACTTGTTGACAAACAAAAATTAAAAAAATGGGCTGTTGGTATAATACGATACGCTAAGGCAAATGCAAAATCTGATGAACCACTGCCAAATCTGAATAAAGAATTAGAAAAATGGTTTCAGGATAATGTGGGTGCCCACCCAGATACAGATGAGCCAGACATTAGGCAAGGAGAACAATAATGGAACTTATACTATTCGTCCTAGCTG